CACCAAGAATACAGGTAATAGAAATTTATTAATAGAAGATCCTAAAGGTGTAAGTAGTAACTGTCCTTATCCAAGTTTCTATCCTTTAAATTATCAGCCAGACCAATTAATTATTGTTGAAGAAGCTGCACCAGTAGAACAAACAAAACAACCTTTACCAGAAGGTAAACCACCTAAAGCTAAGATCCCAGAGAACAAGAAAAAAGAAGATGTTTTTGTAGAATGTCCAAGTAAAAACGATTTACGAGTAGGAGATTTTCGTAACGAAAAAAAGCTAGAACGTGTTATTGGTCACAAAAGAAGCGAAGATGGAACTATATGCACAACGCTGTATGAGGACGTTCCTTTTAAAGATCAGTACCTCCCAGAATTTAGTACTGTTGTCTCTACTGCTGCTATCGCTACTGTGGCTGCGACTACTCCTATTATTTTAAATCTAGTAAAACCTATAGTAAAGAATTTAATAAAGAAACTTACTTCTCGGAAGTCAAAGAATGAGAGTGAGGAATAACTTGATTTGGTGGAACTGAAACTTTTATACCTTCACAAATACTTGCATACTTACCAGTAAACGTAACACCTAACTTAGCTTGCTCTGAACAAACCTTAAGTCTAAAGAGTGCAAGCTCTAACGAAGTTTTCTTATATAACAATTCTTGATTCTTAATATTAATCTCAGATGCTTTATGACAAAGTTTTGGAGATCTGCCTAACGGAATATTTATCTGTGCTGAAATTCCATAATTAACATTATAATTATCCTTCTCAAATCTTGGTGTTTCTTGAACATACTTAATAGCACCAGTGTCTTCATCGTAAATATTTTGTCTAGTTACTGTTTGTCTTGGAAGATTATATGTATGAGCATCTGTTACATAAGGGGTAATTGTTAGCGATGGGGAGGAGCAAACAATACCCTGACTCATTCTAAACTGAGGACTACTATTTGGCATTATTTGCGTTGCGTTATTGTTAACTGTTCCTTGTGCTTGGCTACTGGGAGAAGCAACAGTTGTATTAGCTAAAACCCTTGCAGGACAAAGGATTACAAGAATTACTGACCAAAGGTAGTTTCTACGGTGGTGGTGGTAGTTGTATTTATGGTGCGGTTTATTGTTGTTATTGTGTCGATTCCTGGTGTAATCATTGTTTCTACCAAGGAGAAAGGTTGACCAGAATTTACTATTTTCCATCTAGGCACACCTTCCAACGTAGGACTTGTATATGAGAAGTTAATCCCATTGACTGTCTGAGTGGCTTCTGCGGTGGGGATTGAGTTGATATAACCATTGGCATCATTACTCTCAATATTGTGACCTGAAACGCTTAGAGAATAGCCTGTGCGGTATTGATGACTCGTTATTGATTCTGTTATTACTGATTGGGAAGTGGAATTTGTACTTGAACTTCCTGTGCGGAAGGTAGGGACTACTGGATTTGCAAGGGTTTTGACAGGAAAAAATATTATTAATAGCAGCCAAAATTTAGTCAATGGTAATGGTTACTGTGGTTGAACCTATGCAACTAGAACCTGATCCAAATGCACCACTACAAGTATGAACACCTGATGATAAAGAAGTCATAGCACCTGATCCTAAAGTACCCCCAGATCCTATTGTTGTTTGTCCACTAAGGTGCGGTAGTGCTGCTATGCCTGATGAAGGAGTGATTGCTGATGGTGTTACGTCACCCATTGTCACCGCTTCAGTAAGCGAAAAAGCTGACCCTGCTGTTGTTACGGCTTTATCAGTTTGTATCATGGCAGGTACACCTGCGGTCAAACTACCTATGTTTAATCCACCAATAGCACCAGATGTAGTAGATCCACCACTAGTTACAGATGGAGTTATGTTTGTACCTGTTATTGAATATGTTGTGCCTAATTTATTCGTAACAGAGTATGGCATGTCTACACTTATCTGTGCAGAGGTTGTGAACTTTTGTGTTATGTCTGCTAGTGCTACAGAAGGGCTAATCAGAAATAAAAGTGGAATTAGTTTTTTCATGATTTTGTTTTCTTGTCTACAACTTCCGCACCAAGAATCTTGATGGGTGTTTCTATTCTAATGGTTTGATAGCTTCCTGACTGTGTAGCTAATAACGCTTCTACTTCTTTCTTGCTTAATGGTTTATCTTCTGGTTTAAAAGTACCATCACCTCTTTTCTTAGCACCTTCAAGTCCGAAACTGGCTAACGCCCCAGTTAGAAGCGAGGCAGGAAAAGTAATATCTTTTGGTTCATTACTATAACCAGGTAGAGCAACGTAGTTAAGAGAAACGATAAAACCACTCCAAGCAACAACAACAAGCCTTACTACGACTGAGATAAAGGCTAATTGTTCTTCCTTATCTGTAATGTTTTCTTTAAGTCTTTGAAGAGGATTTGGTTTTTTTTGTTCGTTTATGTTCTTGTTTTCTGTCATAATAAGAATAGATAAATACTTTGAAAAGTGATTGAAGTAGCAGCAGCAGTGGGTGGAGCCTTATTAACAGCTTGTTTTGTTTCTGTTGGTTCTGTTTCTTATAGAGGAAGACAATCAAGAGATGATCTTGTAAGAAATACAACTGCTATTGAATTACTCTCAAATAAAATTGAAAACATGCACGATGATATGAGAGAGGTATTTCATAGGTTGAAAGAAGTAGAACTTGCTGTTGTAGAACTAAAACCTAGAAGATAGAAAAACCCTACTTTGGGGAATAGGGTTTATTGACTTGTGTGAGGAGTCAAGCCAAAATTAGCAAATATATACATAATTGGAAAGTATATAACAAATCCTATGCTTGCAATTCTAAAACCAATTCTCTTTACGTTCCTAAGATCTAAAGCAATTCGTCAACTTGCTCTTGATCTCGTTCGTGCCTGTGTAGAAAAAACTGATAATGATGTTGATGATAAATTATGCGATATGTTGGAGCAGGCATTATTCCCAGGTAAATGAACCACAAAGAATTTTTTGATGTTCTTATAGGTAATCCACCTCCACAGATAGAACTGGAAATTGAAATTAGAAAAAGAGAGGTGAGAGAGTTACCTAACGCTGTAATGAAAGAAGTTTGTCTTGAACTGATAAAAGAAACTAAGTTACAAGATATGCTTATCATGGCGGCAATGCAACGTATTACAGACACAGAAACAAAGCTGTTAAGATATGAAATGGCAGAACATCATCGGACAAAAAATCTTAAATTAACTAAAAAGAAAAAATATAAAACTAAAAAAACATTAATGGACAGGTTTAAGGCTATGTTGAGCGTGTTCAGATGACCTTCTATCATCCCAAATTACCTTATAGTAATACTGTAAGACACCAAGGCTATTAGCCCTTTTAAGA